GCCGCACGTTCTGAAATGCTGGACAGCGGGCACAATCGTCATTTGTTTGAGGCCGGTTACCAGCGCGGATTTGATGCTGGTGAAAAGGTTTATGCGGGTACCGCTGCCGCTGCGGTGCCGGAGGATGTGGCGAAGTACCGTCACCACCTCGAATTGTTGCGTGATGACTGCACTTATCCCGCCGGCCATGTTGGCGCTGTTGTATTGAACGGACACCGCATGGAGATTATCCGCGACGCGCTCGCCGCCATCCTCGCCAAGATCGACGCGGCGGAGGGAGAGGTGCCGGAAGTTGTCGCGTATCGAATCGTCAACCATGACAGCGGGACGACGATTACTACTGACGGCCTGCTGTATGAGGCGGCGAAAGTCGCAGGAATGCGCGTCGATTGGCTGGCGGTCGTCGGCGGGATACCGGGAACGCTCGCCGCCTCCCAGCAGGCAGCGAAGGGGGAAGGATGAAGTTAGTTGCAGGTATCCCGGTTGATCGGGTAGAGGAAAGCGCCGCGTTCTATTCGTACCGTCATGAGGTTTTCGAGTGTGAGGTAGTGCGCGTTCTGCGAACACAGGCAACGCAATATAAACACCTGAACCGCTGGCATTACTTTGCCGACGTGGTCGCACCGGCTGGCGCGCTTGCAGAGGCGATGGACAAATCTCTCACGCATGAAGGTCGGCAACTTTATCGGATAAACATTTTCAGAAACAGCAAGCATAAGGGGTGGAAGCCGCCAGAATTTCCAAAAGACTCCAGGGTCGTTTACATCGAATCAGCCACCCCGCCGTCAGGGGAAGGGAGGGAGTGATGGTCTATTACTGTGGCGACCTCGAAAAAGACATTGCCAGTCTAGCCGGCGAAGCGCTAGCGCCGACGCTTGACGCAATCGGGCAGCAGATAGGGTATGGCCGAGCGCAGCAGATCCTGCAAATCCTGTGGGCCAGACGCCTACACATGCAAGGCATTCCGACGATTGGCGCATTGCTTCCAGAACCACTCGAAGCCGCGAAGCCGGCAGGAGACACACCATGACCGACCAAGACGCGACGCTGAAACTGGCGCGGGCGGTTTACGGTCAGCATGTCGGGATAGATGACAACGAGCCAACAAGACCGGGAAAGAATGTTTTTGTATGCCCAGACGGAAAGTGGAGCAGATTCGACCCCGCCAACAACGACTCGCAGGCCGTCGCGGTGCTGTGCTGGTTGCTTGGCCATGACCACAACAACCGCGTGACGCACGACAGCATTTTCTACGTTGTCGAAGATGGAACAGGATGGTCAAAGCGTGCCGAGTATTACGACAACACCCCCGCCTCCTTCCGCGCCGCCGTTACCAAGGCCGCGCTGCGGGTGGTGCAGGGATGATCGCCGCGCAACCGGAAGTCTGGTTTGTGATGGACGGTCGGGCAACCTACGACACTGACGCCGCATCGGTTATGTGGTGTGCCGGTGACAAGCGCCCGACCAAAAAACAACTCCGAGAGTTTGACGGGCAGGACGCATGCCTGTGCGTGCAACGCGGAGACACCATGCACTTTGTGGAGAAACTACCATGACCACCTACGCCGCCAACATCCAGCGCGAAGCCATCCGGTCAGCGCACCACTGGACAACGCGCAAGGCCACGCGCAGGCACCACAACAAACTGTGCCGGTATTGGGCAATCTCTACAGGCGACCGTGCTCTGGCCCGAATCTGGAAAAAGGATGACGAACAATGACCACCCCCGAAGATTCCGCCGCCCTCCGCGCACGGCAGGAGGTGGCGGTGCCTACACCTATATACACTCAAACCGAACTGCTGCGGGAGGCTGTGGAGTTGCTGCGTGTTGCGTTCAGCCACGTTGACCGCGATACGCACTGCAACGACCACGCGCTAATCACCGCCTTCCTCGCCAAGATCGACGCGGAGAAAGGGGATGGGAGGGCTGAGTCAGAGTTTCAAGTTATCTCAGGATGCGACGAAGATGCGTGCATTGAGGCCGCAACCAGTGGCCCGCGTGATGTGGCGTTACGCGAGGCGATGCGATACGCGCATCAGTACGCAGAGGATGGCCCTGTGAAGGTTGTCGAGTTAGTCACAGTCGCCATGCTCCCCGCCGCCCGCCGGCAGGAGAGTGAGTGATGGGAGTATCTCGGTCTGACATTGATGATGGGTCAATGACCTATCACGTCATCCCGTGCGGAGACCTGCGCGAACACGTTGAGCATGGGCAGGATTGCTGGTGTAAGCCTGCGCTTGATTATGTTGAGAACAACGGATTGCTGTGCGGATGGATTGTTATCCACAACGCGGCAGATGGTCGTGAGCAATACGAAACCGGAGAGAGGAAGCACCAATGACGATGCCCGCCGACCAAGCCGCGAAGGTGCTGCGGGAACACAACGCATGGCGGCGCAGAGGAAGCATGGACAGGATGCCTCACAGCGCACAAACAATCGGCCACGCCATCGACGCCGCCGTCGCCGCGCTGGAACACCAACCGAAGCCCGCCTACTGCTGCGCCAAGTGCGGGCTTGCCGAGATGCACCCCCGCGAGAGCGCCCTGCACCAGGATGCCAAGCGCGGGAACTTTCGGCAGGAGGACGACGGGGCATGAAAACGCAAAACCATGACCGATTAGGTGATAAAATGACTTTCCGAGCCGTTCTGACTGGCTGCTGGATGGCTGCTGTAGTGATCATCCTCGTTGGGGTGTCATACCTTCACGCCGCGGGCAAGCTTCAGTGGCTACCCGTTGTTGTGAAGTTCGCTCTGGCGGTAAGCGTTCCCATCATCGGCTTCTCCGTTGGCCTTGCGATAGACCGGAGGTTCCGCCATGAAGAGTACTGATGCGACCAAGCGCCGCCGCAGGCTTCTGGAGATCCGTGAGAAAAACAACCTCACCAATGCCGGTGTCGCACAGTTGGCTGGCGAGGGCACGAGTATCAAGACAGTGGAGTCTTGGCTGGCCAAACCCGGCGCAGCGGGCTCACGCCCCATCCCCGCCTACCGCATGGAGTTGATCGAGCTCCGTGTGGCCATAAAGAAGTCTGGGGCCGCAGTATGAGGCCGAGCAGGACCAAGGAGCTTGCCGCCCAGAACGACCGCAGGCTCTCGGCCATTCGGGATACCGAAAAGCAAGCCACTAAGGCCACCAAGGAAAGGGTAGATCTACTGATCAGCGCCTGGCGTACAGACAACAGCCTGAGCCTTTCCCGGTGACCACATGACGACGTTGACGGAATCAGCGCAGGGTCTGCGCGACCCTCAGGCCGCCCGCGTGGAGTGATATGAGCAAGCCTCAGATAACCATCGACATGATTTTTGGCCACGTTAAGGTGGACTCATGGATAGAATTCCAACCAGACCCGAATGGCGGGTTCCGCATGATCGGCATTGGACGCAAGCGCGTCTACGACCAACACGGCATCATGACCGAGGACAAGATCGAGCCAACCGGCCTGATAGGATGGGCACCCTACGACATGACCAAGCCACCGCCGGAAAGACGCAAGTCTTGGCTTGAGAGGATGCTATCTTGACCGCCACCCATCAACCGACCACAATGGCGCAATCCCGGTAGGCCGGAGTGGAATAAAAAAATGTCCGATAATGACAAGCGCGGCAGAGGTCGCCCGCCCGGCAGGTCTAACAACAAGACCATCGAGTTCCGCGTTTCTGTCCAGAAACTGCTGGACGACAACCGCGAGAACATGACCCTTTGGCTGCGACAGGTAGCCGCCGAAAGCCCTGATAAGGCGCTCGGTCACCTGACGCGCCTTGCCGAGTTCGCAGCCCCCAAACTGGCCCGCACTGAACTGGTAGGCGATGGCGGCGGCCCGGTTCGCGTTGTTGCCACGCCGGCAGACCAAAACCTTTGAAGCTAACCGACCGACAACAGGCCGCGCAGGCCGTCTGCGCCGGCAATGCCACGCACGTCATGCTGTGGGGCGGGTCACGGTCTGGAAAGACGTTCCTGCATACCCGCAACGTCGTCATGCGGGCACTGAAGGCTCCAGGCTCTCGGCATGGGATATTTCGGTTCCGGCTGAACCACCTCAAGGCGTCTGTATTTCTGGACACCTTCCCAAAGGTCATGCGGCTGGCGTTTCCTGGCGTTGAATGGACTCCGCACACGCAGGAGATGTTCGTAGACCTGCCGAACCAGTCACAGATATGGTTTGCCGGCCTTGACGACAAAGACCGCACCGAGAAGATTCTCGGCATGGAATTCGCCACCTTGTACTTCAACGAGTGCAGCCAGATACCGCTAGGGTCAGTCAATACGGCACTGACCCGCCTGGCGCAACTGGCACAGCAGGACGTTGAAGGCGCGCAGCCGTCGCCTCTGAAGCTGCGGGCTTACTACGACTGCAACCCGCCAGCTAAAAGCCACTGGACATACCGGCTATTTATCGAAAAGCGCGACCCGGAAACCCGCCTGCCAATCCGTAACCCGGCGGACTACGACTCTTTCCAGATCAACCCGACAGACAACATGGCGAACCTGTCGCCGGAGTACCTGAAGCAACTTGAAAACCTGCCGGCCCGCATGAGGGCGCGATTCCTTGAAGGCCGGTTTGCCGACGCCAACCCGAACGCTCTGTTCCCGGAGGAACACATCGACAAATGGAGGGCTATGGATGGCGCGCCGGCAGGCATGGTGCGCGTTGTGGTGTCCGTTGACCCGTCAGGCGCAGACGATGCGGACAACGCGGACAACGACGAAATCGGCATCATGGTCGTCGGGCTGGCGCAGGATGGAAACGCCTATGTACTAGAGGACTGCACAGTCAAGGCAGGCCCGGCGACATGGGGGCGCATCGCAACATCGGCATTCGACCGCCATGCGGCTGACTGCGTGGTCGGGGAGACGAACTACGGCGGGGCGATGGTGCAGCAGACAATCCAGGTAGCCCGTCCACGCACGCCATTCCGCAAGGTCACCGCATCCCGTGGCAAGCATGTCAGGGCCGAGCCTTTCAGCGCCCTGTATGAGGCCGGTAAGGTGCGCCATGTAGGCGTGTTCCCCGAGCTGGAAGAGGAACTGGCGGGATTCTCAACGACCGGCTACACCGGAAGCCGAAGCCCAAACCGCGCAGATGCGCTAATATGGGCATTGTCGGAACTGTTCCCTGCTATCGTGCGGCCTACGACCAAGCCGGATATCGTAACGCCACGCCCAACCGTAAACAGGTGGTAAGCCATGCCGCGTGAGTCAAAATCAGACCGCCTAATCCGCATCCATCAGGAGGCGCGGCAGGAGTTCGACGATATCCAATCGGCCCTGCGCGAAGAACGCCTGCAATGCTTACAGGATAGGCGGTTTGGGACTATCGTCGGGGCGCAGTGGGAAGGCGACCTAGCGGCGCAGTTCGAGAACAAGCCTAAGTTCGAGGTGAACAAGGGCCAACTTGCTGCTGTACGCATTACCAATGAATACCGGAACAACCGCATCACGGTCGATTTCGTCAGCCGCGACGGCGCGAAGGATGACGACTTCGCGGACGCCTGCGATGGCCTGTACCGTGCCGATGAGCAGGACAGCGTGGCCGATGAAGCCTACGACAACGCCTTCGATGAGGCGCTGTACGGCGGCTTTGGCGCGTGGCGTCTGCGCACGAAATACGAGAATGAGGAAGATGACGACGACGAAAGCCAGCGCGTCTGCATCGAACCTATCTTCGACGCTGATTCCTCTGTGTTCTTTGACCTGAACGCCAAACGTCAGGACAATTCCGACGCCAAGCGCGCTTTTGTGCTGACCGCCTACGCCTCGCAGGTCTACAAAACGGTGTGGAATGATGACCCGGCAACGTGGCCAAAG